TTTGAACCACTTGTGGTGATTCCTGCACGATCTCGCCTAGATCGCCAGACTTGCGGAAAGCGGTGTCTTTTTCTACAAGATCTACTCGCTTGCCAAACTCATTAAAGTTACCCTTGATATTGTTAACATCTGTTGTCACTGCATCAAGAGACTTTGTTACTGCTGCTACCTGCTCATTTAGAGTCTTAATAGTTGCAGCAAGATCGCCAAAGGCATTAGTAAGAGAAGTATTAATTTCTGAAACTGCCTTAGCAACTTCTTCCTTAACTTCTGCAACTGGATCAACCACTGCAGTTTGCACTTTCTCTACTTCTACTGCTGCTTCTGCAACAGGAGAGTCTGCACCACCGTCAACTGCTTCGGTTGCTGGTGCTACTTCAGCAACGGCAACTTCTTCAGCAACTGCAGGAGTTTCTACAACTTCTGCTGGTTGTGCCTCTGGAGCAACCTCTGCATTTTCAACTACAGCGTCTACTGCTGTTTCTGTTGATTCTGTCATTGGATTTACCTCCTTAGTAATCTTAATTGTACTAATGCCTTTAGCACTATCAACTAAGAATTTTATCATTTCTACATTACTCTTATCACTTTTTTCTACGAAACCTATGTTTTGCATTTTATTGCCATTAACTGGGCTTATTGCTGATTCTGAATCAGATAGTGTTACGATACCACTTTCTGCATCCCAAAATACATTTTCAATTTCTGCTTTTGATAAATATCCACCAACAACATTTTGACCATTTACTTTTTCAATAGATACAATATTTGCAAACTGATTTGCTGGATTATCAACTAAAGATAATTCATGCAGTTCATAATTTTTAATTACACGGACAGTTTTATCCATTTTTTCATCATAAGCATCATCCCATTGTTTAATGTTTCCACCAATTGAAAAACCAGTGTATGTTCCATCTAAAACCTTTTCCCATGCATCTTGTGCACCTTTAGAAACATATGCAGAGATATAGACTCCACTATAAAACTTTTTATCATTTGGATCAAAATACTTATCTTCTTTAAAAGAAACAATCTTTCCTACTGCTGAAGGCTGGTGCATCTCACGAAGATTGCCACGGAAATTTTTAAATGCCTCTATACTAGACTCTGTGGTTACGATATCGTTTTGACGATCAACGTTATCAAGCGTTGCAAAACCTGACACCATACGGCGTTCAACGTCTATTTTACCGATAGGCATTGATAGGCGAACATTGTCACCTTCAGTTACCCAATGAGCCTTGTTTGTTAACATAACTGTTATATTATAGCATTGCTTTATAACAATTTCTCAACTATTGAGACGCTCTACCCTCACCTTGTGCATTACGTCCAGATACTGTTGTAGTTGAATCGGAGTTATTATTTTGTCTTTCTGAATCTCTTTGACGAGTCCCTGCCAAATTTGCTCTAGCATCTGTTGCTTGTCTTGGAGACATAACAAATGGATCGTCACCATCTGCTCTTTGTGGCAAATCTAACTTTTCACGAGCCTCATTTGGCGTCATTACTTGTGTTTTTACATAACGCTCAAGAATCTGAGATTGAGCAATTTCGTCTGTAAGAGTTAATTCATTAAATTTAAGTTCAAGAATATCTGTTTTTTCACGAATAATCTTATTTACAATCTTTTCAAGATGTCTTTGGGCTGGACGAGACACCTGTTCTTTAAAGGTACGATCTTGTGATAATGCTGCTGCAATACCTCCAGAATCTGCTCCTCCAAGTTTAGACATAGGAACTTGATGTGCAATTAAAATATCATCACGATTTTGCTTGCGATATTCTTTAAAAGAGCCATCTTGTATCCCATTTTCAATTGGTTCCATCTTAAACTCAACTTTGTTTGAGTCTGTATCGCCAGGAAGTGGGATATAAAGAGTTCTATGAGACTGAGCCTTAAGCCCAGTCTGTAAAAACCTAAACATCTTATCTTCAGCATCTCCTGATAATTTTGCACCTTTTAGGGTAACTACGTATCTTGGAACAGCCTTATTTTCAAAGTAGTCAATATTATATTGTGAGGCAAGTTGATCTCCGATAAGAGAGGGCCTTGCAGCAATAATATCTGGAATTCCATAAAAAGTGTTTAAAGGTGAGTATTCTTTAAGATGAATAATCTCATTTGGTCTTGGATCAGTTCCAATTGGGTTTGGATTTTTAGCCCCAAAATTTCTAAAGTAAACTAATTTTTGACCAATAATTTGAACAAATCCATCACGAAGACGACGAACACGAACCGTAGTTGCTGGAATATGACCAACATATCCAATATCTCCAGACACAGTTCTACCTATTTCAATAAAGCCATTGCCTGTTGCTTGAAGATCTGTATAAACCTTTTCCATTGTTTTTGTAAAACTATCGTCATCATTAAGGTTTTCTAGCCAATCACGTAATTCAATCTTTGCTCTCTCAATGCGACGACGAGCACGACCAACGGCTTCTTGATCTTCACTTGTTTCAAACCTTAACATTGTTCTATCTGTTACATCAAAGCGGTAACCAAGCCCAACTACGTTTTCTACCTTAGCATCAATAGCAGCATGGTTAGCAAATGATGTGTCATAGAAGTTTGCTAGTTCATACATGTTATATGGTGGTGTAATTACATCAAATAGTCCATAGCCATTTCTATATACCGTGCCAGGATTGATAGCCTTTGATCCTGCATCCACCCCTGATGGAGTTGTATTAGCAGCATCTAAATATGCTTGATTTGTTTCTAAACCTGTAGCCTTTGTTATATTACGGTTTGTTCTACGACGAAAGTTTTGATCAAGACCAAAATAATCTTTTAGTTGATCCCAAGACTTATTAAAAGGATCTTGAGATTTAAAAATATTTTCATCACGTTCTTGTGTGTTAAGTCCTACACGAACATATTCTTCATCAGCCATTTTCGTATACATCTCTTCCATGTGTATTTAATGTTTGCTGAGCAGCATGCCAAGCGCCCAAGTCGTTCATTGAAGGAATCAAACCTTCTTTTAATCTTTCTTTTTGTTCAGAGTACTCTTCTTCACTAACTCTGGTTAATCCAGGAACAAAAACAGCCTCGCCCAAACCATCATCACCATAATGAATAGCCATTTTTTTTAATTCAGAAATCTTTGAAATGTCTCCACGATCTGACGGAATGTTTAAAACTGAGCCAGTTTCATCTGAAAACCACTTACCATTTGACTTCTTATATACGTATAAACCCCAGTCATAGTGCTTATCTATTACTTTACGACGCACATTTTGTACATAAGGTTTACCAGTTTTTGGATTTATTAATGATTCCATAACCATAAGTATAGCAGATTATACTGGTGTTGAAACAGTGGTTGACCATTCTGTTTCTGCATATACCTTCAATTTTTCGGGCTGGTAGATAAGACCTTCGCCATCATCAATAATTATCTTATTAGTTCCAATGTAGGTTTTATAAATATCAGATGGATTAATGCCATAAAATTGTGAAGAGCCAATAACAAGCATTCCGTCCCAAGTAAAGTTATTAAACCAGAACTGCCAATCAAAAGTTGTAACTCCGTCTGTTAATACTTTAAACCAAGGCCTTCTTGTACTACTTTCAATTTCTTGTAAACTGCTTGCCTGATAATAAGCAATATTATTAAATAATGCTGGGCCTGTAATATTAATATTTCCAAGGTATGAGTTAAAAGAAAGCGGGGTCAAAAATGAAATACCAATTGACGACCACTCTTTAAGTGACAATACTGGCTCACGAACAAGAGTACCATTTAAATAAAATGAAAGGCCATTATATTCAACTCCATTTTCGTTTAAAGCAAAAATCTTGCCTCTATTCGCATCTGCACTATTTGCTTGAATATAAAACTTAATGGCTCCATCTTTGTGATTAATTTCAAATAATTCAGTTGCTGCTGCGGGGAAGGTATTTTGATCATATCTTGCCCATAATTGCATAGCGCTTACTCTATAAAATGTAGAAAGTTCTTTATTAATTGGTAAGGATAGGCCACGATTTTCTAATATATTTAATTCTCCACGAACCTCTATGCCAGAATTTTTTGTTAAATATAAATATGGAGTGCTTTCTTTATAAATACTAAATGGATTTTTAGTTTTATAACTATAATAGACACCATTTCTTTTATATGGGATTAAGTCTACTCCAAATCTTGTTCCAATAGGATTGTTAGAGTTATCATTTAATGCTTGGGATGTTAACTGCAATCTATTTAGTAAAATTGGCTTACTTAAAATACCACGGCTATTAAATTCAAGACTATATACAATGGCTAATCTATTAAAGTCTACATCCTTAACTGGATAAATAAGTGTATTATTTAATATTTCAAACCTTGTTGTTTCCCAATCTGGATAATTAGATAAATCAACAATCTTATATTCATTTGGAGTTTCTTGGTTTTCAAAGTCTGTTGGAATATTTGCACCATCAATTAGATACTGAAAAGTGACATAACTTTTTATTTGTGCCCCAGTTGTATCATAATACATCTCCAAAGATCCTGAATCTTCTAGTAAAGATGTGGTTGTTGGATAACCAATATTAAATTGTAAAAAATCTAAATCGTAAAACTTTTCGCCTTGAGCATTTTCTACAAACTGACCAAAATATGATAGTGGAAGATAGTCTTCCCAGTATCCTGCAACTCCAATATCAAGAAAATATTTTTCATATGCCTCTGAAGGTAAAAGTGTGTAACTTGCAGTATGATCAATTAATAATTGTCCATCTTCAATTACTACTATACCGTCTGCGTCAAAACTATCAGATATATTTGAAGAGTTTTGAGCAGTAGAAATTCCAATTGAATAAAGTCTTCCTGTAAAGGTATAATTTCCAGACTCATCGCCACAAGCATACATTCTTAGAGCATTTTGATTTCCAAAAAATGCTGGAACATTATTTCCAAACTCATTAACAAGAGTCGTTAGATTAAAGCCAACTGCAAAAAGTTGATTTGATGTGATTGGGTCAGACGTAAATAATAGTTCTGTTGTTCCATTATAAGTCAAAGAGTATTTAATTTCATCTGCATCTTTTATAATTGTAAAATAGTCTCCAGTTAGCGGATTATATAGTTTAAATAACATCTCTTCTGAAGCAAGATTATGAGAACTAAATACACCATAAAAACTTTCTACTTGGGTAGATAATAAATTAAATCTAGGGAAATTAATATATGAGTTTATTGAGTTCCAGGTGTTGTTTGGTTTAAAAGATAAGAATTTATCGCTAATTGCTGGACCAGACTCGTTATCCTGTATATATTTATTATCATCATAAAGTTCTTGTAATGTTTTTGTTCCAATAAATATTTCTGGTAAAACATATTGTGGAGTTCTTAAACTTGTTGGAGTCGTAGCAAGGTTATCAAAAGTTCCTTGATCCCACCTTGCAAAGTCTGGATAATTATAATTTGCCGTATAGTTAGCAAATGGATAGTCTATAAAAGCCGTTGTTCCACTATAAGATGAGTTAATGTTTTCTGGAGAAGCAACCCCTTGACCATAAACCCACCTGCGTTTTGCAACAGTAATTGGAACCTGATAAGAATATATAGCAACACAATCAAGTTCAAATGGATAAACATCTGCGTA